GTGGAACCGGAGTACGACGCGGAAGGGAAGCCCGTCAACGTGGGCGCGGCAGTAGCGGCAGTGCTCGAGGCATACCCGCAACTGAAGCCGCAAGCGCAAATGGGCAACGCAACGAATCCGGGGCGTGTTGCCAAGTTGACGATGGACGAGATCAAGAAGATGACCCCCGAGCAAGTGAATGCGCGGTGGGATGAGGTTCAAGCGGCTATGAAGGCCGGGAGGTAGCGATGGCAGTCGGAAATTTTATACCTACAATCTGGAGCGCCCGCATCCTGAGCAACTTGCAAAAGACGCAAGTGTTCGCGGGCCTCTGCAACAGGGACTATCAGGGCGAGATCGCCAACTTTGGCGACACCGTGAAGATCGGCGGCATCGGCGCAATCAGCATGGCCCCCTATACCAAGAACAGCACTTCGCTGAGCTGGGCGACGCTGACCGATGCGACGCAATCCCTGCTGATTGACCAGTCGCAGTATTTCGCTTTCAAGGTTGATGACGTGGACAACATTCAGGTGAACGTCAACCTGATTGACGAAGCCATGCGCGAGGCGGCCTACGCAATCAGCGACGTGATCGATGCGAAGGTTGCTGGCTTGTACGGATCGGCGGCCACAGCGAACAAGCTGGGCAGCGACGGCGGCAGCGCCCTTACTGTGGGCTACGGTTCTAGCGAGAAAGACCCTTACAAGACGCTGATCAACATGGGCGTGCTGCTGAGCAAGGCCAACATTCCGCAGAGCGGGCGCTGGGCTGTCGTGCCTCCGTGGTTCTCGGGCATGTTGCGCAAGTCGGCTTCGTTCGTTGCCAACCCTGCCGGCGTCACCGGTCAGAGCATGGTGAACGGCTTTGTGTCGAGGGTGGCGGGCTTCGACATTTACGAGTCGAACAACGTGACCGACGACGCGCAGGCGACCAAGACCTATCGCATCATGCTTGGCACGCGCGACGCCATCAGCCTTGCAGTGCAGAAGCAGCCGACGATGGAAGCCATTCGCTTGCAGGACTCCTTCTCTGACGGCGTGCGCGGCCTGCTCCTGTACGGAGTCAAGGTTGTGCGGCCTGCGGCGCTGGCGACCTTGTTTGCGAAGGAAGGGGCAGACGCCTAATGGCAAACGCAGCAGCAATTACAGTGACCACACTGGTGGCGAATACGGCGGGCGTAGTCCCGCCTACGGCGAGCGCGCTGGACACAGGCACGGCGGCCGTCACGCTGTCGGCTGACGTGGGCGGTGAGGGCATGGTGCTCTTCGAGTTCACGAGTAACCACGCTTCGGCAGTCAACACGACCTTTGCAATTCTGGCGGGCGACAATCCGCCGGCGCAAAGGGCGGGGCTGGGCAACCTTGACACGGTGTGCGCGCAGAACGTCACCAAACTGGTTGGGCCGCTCGAGACGGCGCGCTTCATTCAGGATGACGGCAAGATCAACGTCACTGTCACACCGGCGAGCGGAACGATTGCGGCGAGCATTCGCTGCTACAAGTTCCCGAAGACGGCTTAGGAGGGAACGGTATGGCGCGCGCGAGCATGTTCGCTTTGATTAGCCACATACGGCTGCTCATATCCGACCCCGCCGGGGCGGACGAGGTATTCAGCGACGATGAACTTGCGGTCTTCGCGGACGCGCGCCGCACCGATGTTCTGTATCAGCCCCTGACGCCGCTACACAGCATAGCACCCGGCGGTGCGGTGAGTTATCTCACCTGGGTGGCGGCGGGGGGCTGGTGGGAATCGTCTGCGCAACTGGTAGATGGCTCCTACAACGTGCTGACGCCCACGGCGAGCGATTGCATGGCGGGCCGCTGGACGTTCGCCACAACGCAGCAGACGGTGCTGATTCAGGGCGCGCAGTATGACGTGTACGCAGCGGCCGCCAACGTGGTGGATGCGTGGATTGCCAAAGTTGCGCTTCAGTACGACTTCGGAGCGGACGGCGGCAATTACAAGCGCAGCCAGATGCGCGCCGGGCTTGAAGCGTTGCTCAATCGACTGCGGGCGCAAAGCAGCACGGGCGGCATCACAACGGCCACGATGATGCGAGGGGATTGCCTGCCGTGATCAGCGCATCGGAACTGGCATCCATGCAAGCGACGCAGGCGCTCACACTGGCAACGGCGTGCAGCATCGGGCGGCGCACCTTCACACCCGACGGCATGGGCGGGGAGACGGAAACCGTGGGCTACACGGCGACCGTGTGCCGCTGCACGGCAAGCAACAACGCACCCGATTACGCGATATACGCAGAGCGCGCCAACGAAACGATGCTGTGGCGCATCACCTTTGCGGCGGGGACGAACGTACTCGAGACGGACAAGATTGTGATTGGCGCGCGCACCTACGAAGTGTTGGGCGTCCTTGCGCCGGGCACGGTCGAGACGGCACGCGTCACCGTGTGCATGGAGATTTAGCATGGGGATGCGCATCGTGTGGGAAGTGCGAAGCAACGATATTCCGCGCATCGTGGCCGGCATGGAAGAGGCGGCGATTGCGGTTGTGACTGCAACGCTCTTTGACATCGAAGCGGGTGCGAAGGGCAAGGTCGCCGTGGACACGGGCAACTTGCGCAACAGCATCACCACCTACCCGCAGGGATTGAGCGGCGAAGTGGCGACGGGCGTGGACTATGCAGCGCACCAGGAGTACGGCACGCACAAGATGCCGGCGCACCCGTACATGACGCCCGCGGCAGAAGAGGCGTACCCGGCATTCCTCGAGGGAATGCAGAGGATTTGTGATGGCTGAGACGCTGGTCGCTGAGTCGTGGCTTTATAGCGTTCTGGCGGCTGATTCGCAACTTGCGGCGACTGTGGGCACGCGCATCTACGCCTACATCGCACCGGAAGTGGCGGCATTTCCGTACGTGGTCTACCAGAATCAGGCGGGCCGCGACGTGCGCGGTGTTGGGCCGCTGCGCATCATGGCGAACATGCTGTACGTGGTGAAAGCGGTCGGGCAAACAAGCAGTTTCGGCACGCTCGAAGCGGCGGCGAATCGGATTGACGCCGTGTTGCAGGCGGCCAGTGGCACGAATATACGCGGCACGGTGATTGCGTGCGTGCGGGAACAGCCGTTCGCGCTGGTGGAAAGCCTCAGCGCAGGGCAATACAGACATCTGGGCGGCGTGTACCGCCTCTGGGCACAATAGGAGAGCAACATGGCAGAGCGAGCGAGCATCTTCACAACTGCGCAGATTGCGGTTGAGGTGACGCCGGGCACGAATCCGGCGGCCAGTTACAAGCAACTTTCGGCGCTGATGATTGAACCAGGCGTCAAGGTCGAGATTGAGTCCTACCGGGGCAGTGGGCAGAAGTTCCCCACGGTTGCGGCACTCAACAAGGAATGGACAGAATCGAAACTCAGCGGGCCGATCACCTACACGGAGATCGTCTACCTGCTCAGTTCGCTTGTGTCCTACGCCGCGCCTACGGGCACGCCGGGCAAGATTTGGGTGTTCGAGCCGGGCCTCACCACGGCGTCGGTCGTGAAAACGTTCTCGATTGAACAGGGCGACGCAACCCGCGCCCACTCATTCACCTATGGCGTGGTGAAGGATTTGACGCTCAAGTTTGGGCGCGACGGCTGCGATCTGGACGGCACGATGATCGGCAGGGCGTTGACCGACGGCATCACAAAGACCGCCGGTGCAACAGTGATTGCGCCGCAGGTGGTGATGCCTACCCAAGTGAGCGTCAAACTTGCAGACACGCAGGCGGGGTTGGCGGGCGCATCGGCGCTGACGCGCGTTATCAGCACGCAATGGAGCATGGCCGACCGGTTCGGGCCGGTGTGGGCGCTTGACGCGACAACCTACCCGGCGGCCACGGTTGAGACTGAGCCAAAGGTTGAACTCAAGTTGAAGGTGCAAGCGGACGCCGCAGGCATGGGGCTTCTGACCAACATGCGCGCCGGTACGACCAAGTTCATGCGCATCGAAGCGACAGGCGCACTGATTTCAGGCGCTGACTACCACAAGATCACAATCGACACGGCGTGCAAGGTGATGGATGTAACGCCATTTGAGGATGCGGACGGCGTGTTTGCGGTTGAATGGACAATGAACGGCTTCTACGATTCCACTTGGACGAAGACAAGCGAAGTTACCGTAATCAACAGCCTGGCGACACTCTAGCCTATGCCAATCCGACTGGCCGACCTCACAAGCAAGACGCGCACGGTAAGTGTGCAGTATGACGGCGAGAGCATTGCGGTGACCTACTATCCGGGCCGGTTGACGCCGGCCACGGAAGCGCGCCTGAACAAGGCGAATGAAGACAATCGCCCGGCCTCCGGTGTCGCGCAGGAACTGGCGCTCATCATGGCCTCGTGGGACGTGCTGGACGACAAGGGCAAACCCGAGCCGGTGACCGCCGAATTGCTGGAAGAAATGCCGACGCGGCTGTTACTGGCGATTGTCGGGGCGATTGGAACAGACGCCCGCCCAAACGCAGTGAGCGCCGAGAGTTAAGGCGCTACCTGGCAACGGGCGGGGAAATGGGCGCGATGCCGGAATGGTATCCGCTCATACGGGCCGCAAGGTATCTGAACGTTGCGCCGTGGGAGTTGATCGAGCAGCACAGCGCATGGATGGACTTTGCGCTGATTGCCGAGAGTGCCGAGAACGAAGCACAGGCGATGGTCGCCAAACAGGGGAATAAGCACCGATGACCACAGCCGCCGAATTAGTCGTAAAAGTGAGCGCAGACACCAGCAGTGCAGAGGGCGATCTGCGCTCCTTTTCGTCGCGCATGCTGGGCGGTGCGGGCGGTATGGGCGCTGTGTTTGGCGGCACGCTGCTGACGGCTGGCGTTATGGGTGTTGGGCGCGCTGTCGGCGGTCTTGCGAAGGGCGTTGTCGGCTTGGGCGCAAGCGCTGTGAGTGCCGGTTCCGAGTTCGCCTATAGCATGGATCAGGTGGCAGCCGTGTTGGGCGCAACCAATGCGGAAGCGGAGCAACTGCAACAGACGGCGGTTGGGCTGGGCATCAATCCGAATCTGAAGGTAAGCACAACCGAAGCCGCCGCCGCCATGTATGGGCTTGCGACTGCGGGCCTTTCCACAGAGCAGATTATCGGTGGAGCGGCTGAAGCGACGGTGCTGCTGGCAAACGCCACGGGCGGCGATATGACGCAAGCCGCGCATGTCGCCACGGATGCAATGGCGCTGTGGGGCATAAGCGCCGACCAGATGGGCGAATCCATCAACGGCGTAACGGGCGTGAGCAATGCGAGCAAGTTCGACCTGAACGATTACGCGCTCGCGCTTGCGCAGGGCGGTGGCGTGGCAGCGATGGCGGGCGTAAGTTTCGAGGATTTCAACGCCACGATTGCGGCAACCTCGAGTTTCTTTAGCAGCGGTTCGGACGCGGGCACGTCGCTGAAGACCATGCTGGCAAGCTTGACGCCTACCACAAAAGCGCAAAAGGATGCCATGTTCGAACTCGGGCTTTTGACCGAGGACGGCAGCAATGCGTTTTATGACGCCGAGGGCAACCTGCGCGGCATGTATGACATTGTGGGCCTGCTGAATGGGGCCACAAAGGATTTGACCGAGGAACAGCGCACGCTGGCATTGCAGACCATTTTTGGCAATGACGCCATGCGCTCAGCGGGTGCGCTCGCAGGTATGACCGCCGACGAATACGAAGCCATGTACATGGTTGTCAACGAGGGCACGTCTGCGATGGATCAGGCGAAGATTCGCACTGACAACCTGCAAAGCGCGTGGCAAACCTTTGGCGACACGATTGACGCGGCCAAAACGAAGATCGGATTAACGCTGGAAGTGCCGCTCACGATGGCAGTCAAGGCGCTGACGCCGGTCGTCGACATGGTGTCGGACTTCATCCAGCCGTACATCAATGAAGCGGCGGCATGGCTTACGACGAACATTCCGATTCTGCAGGCGAATATCCCATTTGCCTTGACCGCATGGAACAATGCACCGGGCCTCGTCTCGGGGCTGGCGGCGGCGTTTGGAGAACTGACCGGACAGACGGCGACATTGAAGCCGGTGATTGATGACCTCACGGCAATGGACGCGGCGATTAACGCATTCAACAAGGAAGGCAGCGTCAACGCAGTCGGTGCGATGTTGCTCGGGCTTGCCGCGGCGGTATCTGGCGGGACGGCGGCATTTGACGAGGCGACGGGCACGTTCACGGCGCGCTGGGCGGCCTTCCAGGTGGAACTTGGCAAGGGCGGCACGGTCAAGGTCAATGTGAAATGGGAGATGTTCTTTCCAGAGACGCCGACGAACGGGTTCAGTGCGCTGAATACCTACCTGTTCGGTTCCCCGCACCCGCTCGCTGGCGTAGTCACCGTACTTGTGAATTGGCGCGCCGAGTTCCAGCGGGCGCTGGGCGGCGACCCTGACCCGTTCAAGACGTGGGCTGCTCAGTATGTGGGCAAGGGCAAACTGATTGAGGTTACGCCGCAAGTCAGGGTGCATCCGCAAGTGCTGCTCGCGCCGCAGGAACAAGACCCCGTGCAGGCGTGGCTTGCGCAGTATATCGGCAAAGGCAAGCTGATTGACTTCTCACCAATGGTGCAGGTTACGCCGAAATATACCAGCGTTGGCCCCATGCTCAACGATCTCAGTGCATGGCTTGCATCGAAGCTGAATGCGGGTGCGGCCGCCATCGAAGCGGTGATTACGCCAGTCCTCGACACGCAGGCATGGGCCGACCAGATTAGCCTGTGGTTTGGCCCGGCGGGGTCGGTGACGGTTGCCGTCGAGGGCACATTCACATGGGTTAGCGAAAAGTGGAAGGAAGCGGTCACCGTTCCCGTTTCGCTGGCGTGGGCCTGGGTCAGCGAAACGTGGAAGGAGGCCTTTACCGTTGACGTGTCGCTGGCGTGGGAATGGGTCAGTGAAGAATGGAAAGAAGCCGTCACCGTTCAGGTGAAATTGAGTGCGCGGTGGATTAGCACAGCATGGCAGAACGCCTACAGCGTGATTGTAAATCTGATTCCCAACTGGCTAGGCGGTGCACCTTCTGCACCTCCAACCGGTGGCGCGGGTGGCGGTGGCGGCGGGATGGGCGGCCAGGCAACCGGTTCCGTCTCAGCGCCGGGCGGCTTGACGTGGGTTGGCGAGCGTGGGCCGGAACTTGTGGCGCTGCCGGGCGCAAGCCGTGTGTGGAATAACAGAGAGAGCATGGCAATGGCCGGGGCGGGCGGGCCGCAGGTGGTGATCAACGCGGCGGTTGCGGATGCGCTGGACATTGAATCACTGGCGCGCCGTGTTGGGCAGTATCTGGCGAGGGGTGCGTAGTGGC